TTCGAAAGAGCACGACATACTTCCTCAGTGTCCTGAGTATTTCACGAAGCTTAACCATCTCAGAAACCTTTCTTATGACTCGGTTACTACCTATTGTCAGATGGATGATATATGTTTGAAAATATTTATATTGGAGATTTACGATGACCGACGTGATTAACGAGCGTCCTTTTGAGAACGACGACGAAACACACAACTTCACTCAAGGCATCCGTAAAAAGATTGTACTGGCGATGATGCCGGCTGGAAACATCCCGAACGATCCGGATAATATCAAACTCATCGCAGGGTTGCTGACGGACATTGACCGAACGACTCTGGGTCGCGCCAAGATCAAGAGCGACGAGAACATTGCCAATACGCAGATGCTGACCGAGGTCGTAACGGCAACGCTTCTGAAAGTGGATCCGAATAAGATCTTCGGGGAACATACCCGTGTTGAGCGGGAGATTCCGATGATCTCCGTTGATCAAATACCTGATCCTATCCTGGTAGAAGGCGAACTGGATGAGCAGTCGGAACCGATTTCGTACGATGCCTTTATGGAACGCTTTGAAGAATGATCACAGACCCCTGCACCCGAAACGGGTGCAGGGGCTATGACGCTAACGCGAATCAGACAGAACGCTGAAGTACCACGGATCCAGAAACTCCAGATGAATCAATGGAAGTAACGACGTGATGACGGCTTCAAACGGATGCATTGCTTTCCGAGTGGTCCCCGCAATTTGGAGGTCCGTCAGTTCCTCGTTGTACAGCGCCGGAGCAAACAAAACCACATCCGTCAGCACAGGTGCTGGCATCGCTGCAAACCCTTTGATGTTGGTATTGATCCATTCCTCAAAATGATACATCACCATCATGATGACATTTTGTTTCACGCTCATCGGCGTGAGATCTTTCAGAGGGATGTACTCGATCTTTACCTTACAGAGGTGCCCCATCATTTCAGACACAACGCTTTGAAGCTCTTGCATGACTTCTGGAGTCATCTGGTACGGATACGTATTGACGAGGAGTTGAATCTCCTGCTTGTGAGGCATCGTCATGGCTTGCGCCAACACTTGAATGACTGTGGTGCGCAAGTGCTTCCCGATATTGGTCAGGAATGAATGCTTCAGTGTCTCCTCATCACGTTCCGCGTACATCTTCAAATAGAGAGCGCGATCAACCCCCTTGAAGATATCGGTCTTTCGATGGTGATAACCGTTGTTCAGTACATCGGCCGCCACCTGCTGATTCATTTTCGCGAGTGTCCCCAGACGCGTGTCCAGAATGCTATCCAGGTCCACATAGATGATTTGCTCTAGATGACCCGCTGCCATGGTTTATTCCGCCTGTTGAATGAGCTGTTGTTCATGTCGACGTTTCATGAGATCGTTGAGAGTGCCAGCGATATCGATGAAATTGGTCTTGATCATGGCGAGAATGAACAACCATTTGTTGTCCGCCAAAACAACGGTTGCTGCCTCATACGTCGGTAGACGCGACCGGTAGTCGTCCGGCAACATCGAACCGCGATGGTTTTTGTTGCTGATCGGGGAGAACCCTTCAGCAAGAAGCGCAGCGTACGTATCGTACAGGTCCAATCCAGATCCCCAATTGGAGAAGAATTGTGCTTGGACTTCAAAAATGAAGTCCCTCGTGATCGCCGAGCCGAAGACAGAACTGTAAAGCGCGTTGGTCCTGTCCGACGATACAAAGAGGTACGGTGCCGTCTTTGCCGTCGTATCGCACAGCGAATAGATGTACGGTATATCGTCGAGCGAAACCCAACGTGCCGAAACCGTGTTGAAAGCCTCAACAAAGGCACCTTTGATCTCAGCGACCATGTCAACAGAAAGACTCATGGTAAACCCTTTAAAGCGTGTTTTGTAAATGGCAGGCTGTCAAGAAGGCTCGCAGCGTGTCAGTAGAAGTCACCGTCGTACCGAGGGTCTCGATGCTCTTGAGGTTGACACCACCTGTCTTACTGATGCTGTCATTCATCGCATTGAAGGCCTTCGTATCCCCGCCACGCATCTTGATCATTTCCAGCAAGCTACGGTCGAGGTTTCGAGCAGCTAGAATTTGAATCTCTGGCATGGAGATCTTACTGCCCTTCGACGCACCTGTTGGTTGACCCGTGAAATCATCGACAGAACGATTGTGTTCGGGAATCGAGATTTTCTTTTCCTGCAACTGCGCCTGACGACGTACCGGAAGATCAACAATCAGATACTTCTCGGGTGTCATGTACGGCGGAATATCGTTACCCGGATCAATCAGCAACTGTTCAAAGAACTCGTGACCCAATTCTTTGGCCAAAGCGAGGTTTCTCTCGACGCTTAACTTCATCCCGGTTAAGTTGGGGACGATGATGGCCAGACGAATCGTTCCGTCATTGAGACCGTGCATGAAGGTATCAAACGCCTTGTCGTCCATGTTGGCAAACAGACGTTCGTAAATCTTGGTGTTGGGGGAGCCCGGCAAGAGCGCATCGATGTACTTGATGATGTACTCTTCCGCCGCTTTTCGGTTTTTACCGGTAGGCATCTAATTTTCCTTTTTCGCTATCTGGGTCCAGAATAAACACCTTGTAATCCAAGTGCTCGGACTTAGCCAGATTGATCATGTGTTTCGTTCCCTTGGAAACGCCGTCATAAAAAGCGAATAAAGTATTGGCAACTTCTGCCATCTGCTCATTCCGGATATACCCAGCCCGCTTACCGTATTCATCCCAGTCAGCAGGCATTTCCACCCACGGGTAACCGTGCTCTTTGCACCATTTGATAATCATGGCGTCAGCACCTGTTCGTGCTTTACCGGTGATGAAAACAATGCTCTTGTCGTGGTAATAATCGTACGCAACGATATCACCCATGATTTCTGAGAAACGTGCGTAGTCGTTGATTGTCCGACTGCCCGCCACGATAGCTGCAATATCGTAAGCCGGTATTTCCGCTACAGTGTGACGACCAAACTTGAGGTCGGTACTGAGTTCATCAGTGTCGTTTAGTACCATGGTCATAATCGAATCAGCGCCATAAAAGGTCGCCGCCTCAATGAGTTCGCACATCGTCATCCAAAAATAATGAGTGAGATCAGTCCGACGGGAAACCCCGTCGGACTCCATGTGCTTCAGGGGAGATGATGTTTCACCATGCACCGCAGCGGAATTTCGCACACGATGCGTTTCCAGGACGAGATCTCGCCGGTATCGACCAGAGAGAAGCGTTCGTTCGAGGTGTCACTTTGGAGGGCCGGATCCATGGCGCCGAAGATCAGACGTAGTTGACGATTGATCAGAAACCGCTGCACCGGCAGCGGTGTGGAAGACTTGAGAGCATCCGGGTGCAGACCTTCTTTCCATGCGGTCGGATTCGGGTGCCCCGCTTTGACCAGTTCGGACGTAAAGAAATCGGCCAGTAATTCATTCATGATTCACCACCTCGTTAATTGGAATAACTGATATTGTTTTTTTCGAAGAACTGACGACTTCCCGGCGACCCGAGCTCAGCCACAAAGTCAGCTTCTGGGAACCGTTGACGCGCTTCGCGATAGAGGGTAGACCCTACACCAAAACGACGATAGATCTCTTTTACGTAGAAGCAAATCGTCGTTTTGTTATCGTGAGGCCGATATTGGAGATAACAGATCCCCATGAGATCGTACGTACCCTCAGCCAGGAGGATGGTTTCGTCCTTAGAAGGCGCTCGGAGAGCCTCGTACAGACGATTCTCCAATTGCCATCCGGGGTGATACAACCTCTCGCGTAATGCAAGCTCCGCACCATCCCGGAGATCATCCAGGTGAAGGATGCGTATCTGGGACCTCAAAGAAGTCTGCGAGTAATACAACCGTTGAAAAAACTGTTTTAACCATCGCATCACACCGCATCCTCATTGTATTTGGGAAGACGTTTCTTGTTTTCATCCATCCAGTAAGGATGGTATTTTCCTTTCCTCATTCGGAGCAGATCGAGCGTCGTCAGGCGCGGTACCGGATGATCGTAGTCGTTGATGGTCCACCATGGTCGGGTATTGAGCAAATCGTCCCAGTCGTACCCGAGTGCCTTGATATCATCGTACAACTCTTTCGGAGTGCACATGTATTCATCGACACTGTGCCAAAGATACGACATCTGACACATTTCGGAGGTGATGTTCAATGCGCGCCGAAAACGTTGATCGGCATCGATCATACTGCGCACCGTCGTCCGACCAAACTTCGCATTCGGATAGAGGGACATGGCGTACGAAACGTTCCCCCCTTCCAATCCGTAGTAGTCCTGCTCACGAATGTGGTTGAATTCCGTCAGGGACGGCAAGACACCTTCGGATTGAGATACCACGATGGTCAGAGGCATGCCAGACGGACCGCTTTTGCCCCGTAGGTTCGTGATCGATACCTTGTTGAGGTCAGTGTCCATCCGCATCTTGTCATTCGCGTCACGGGGGTATTCTGGGCCTTTGAGGTCCTTTGCCATCATCGGCGATGCATTGTGGCAGTTGTAGCAGTTGTGGGTAATGAACGTGAACTTGTCCGTCACCCCTTTGATCTTGTCACCATTCTTCAACGTGCGCAGTTTCTGAATGGGAACTGATCCGGCAGGACCTGCGTTCTGCATAGTGGATTCTTTACCCAGATGCGCTGTCATCAACAGGTAGTTGTACGCTGCACCATTGAGGTTCGGCGCATCCATCAGGAACCGCAACTTGGCGAGACCTTGACGCATGTGGATCGTGTTGCCGCCCGATTCACCCAGTTCATTCTTGTCGCCCATTTCGAGAACATCTTCTGTCTTGAATTCACTGAAGCTGTCCACACCGGTAAAGGTCGGCATGATGATACGGAAGTTCTCGCTTCGATCACTGTTCATGAACGGCGTTTCAACCGACAACTTGGCCGCGTTCTTACGCTTCTCTTTCAAATAGGTCCGATGGATTTCGTACCATTCATTCCCGGTATGCTCGACATCCGATGTGATACGGTAGCGACCGATATCGATGATATCCTGACCAAAGAACTCACGAATCCCTTGAGCCATGGTGCGCTTACGATCTTCGATGACGTTGTCTTCCGTATCGTAGAGCGTCCCTTTGGAATCTTTCATGCGGGCCATCGCGGTCATTTGCATGTAGTCGAGGATCGTCGACTTGAAGTTATTGCCGATCCCTACGAGACCCGTGAGAGTCGAGAGACCGCCATTCAGAATCATGTCGCCGTATTTGCCCATGACGTACGTGCCGGTCGGGATATCAAACAGGCAACCGATGTTGATCATGATGCGAAGACTGGCTGGCTTAAAGGAAGGCATCAGGTCCATTTTTTATTCACCAGAGTGTAGGATTTAGTCAAATGATTGAACCGCGGCGTTAAAATTAACCAAAGGATCGTCCCAAATGCTATGGTTCTCATCTCGACTCTATATCAGTAAAGGACAATCCAATGGATGCCGCATTTGTTCGTGCCCGGGATATCGCGGCACTCGAAGCTTTTCAATTTGGTGCTGTCAATGTCAGCAGCTTGCTGGAACGTGTACTACCGACTCTGACGACCGGGATTGCTGGTTTCGTGGGGCGTTTCTCGGCTACCGATCACGGCGTCAAACTGAAAGCCAATCGTTACGAGTTTGTCAAAGAACTCACGACCCACAAGTACATGGATCTGGC